TTGAGGAAGGTACATGGAGAACCGGCAATATGGATGTGGCTCAAGATATGGCAACAAAAATCAGAATGATCAAAACGTATTACGTAGGTTACAACAGAATGACCTTTGTAGGTACAATGATCACGTTGTTGAATAACAAGAATTTTGATTTTAACGAATTTATGCACAAATTAAGCCTACAACCAGTAGCATTGGTTGATTGTGCCAACCGTGAGCAGTACAGAAATCTTATAGAGGACATTTACAACTACCGTTCAAGAAATAAAATCAACCTAAAGTACTAATGATGACGCCAAAAGTAGTATTATTTGATGCTGATTCGCTTATCTATCAGGCGATGTATCGAGTTATTTCCATTTCGGAAATACGTGAAATGATGCGTAACGGTGAATCACGCTTTTCAATTGAGTTGGAAATATTACAGCGCGGATATGATCGCTTTGAAAAGATAGCGTTCGACATCCTAAACGAGATCGATGGCGAATACCAAACATCGGTTGTTAAGTATTTTTTCACCAAGTGTAAGCGTAACTTTCGAAAGGATGTTGATCCAACGTATAAAGCCAATCGCAAATCTAACAGATGGGTAAACGAATTGCGATCTTATCTATTGGATTATTTGGATGGTTCTTTTGCATCTGATGAGTATGAGGCTGATGATCTGATCTACTTCAACACGCAACTGATGAACCAATACGATTATATCATATGCTCAATTGATAAAGACCTTAAACAGATTCCTGGCATTCATTACGATTACTACCAGCTAAAGGTAAAGGATGAGAATGGTGAGTATATGGTCGATGAATTCGGTCAATTCGTAAAGGTGCGCAAAGGGTTTAGATACGTAACAGAATCAGAGGCTGAAATGATGCAGTTTACAATGATGTTAACGGGCGATGTAAGCGATAATGTAAAGGGTGTACATGGCATAGGTCAAAAGAAAGCCGAAAAGCTGTTACAAGGCAAGAATACGTTTGGTAAAACACGCGCTGTATGTGAGGCTTACATGGCTGAATCCGACAATTGGAAGGAAAGAATAAGAAATAACAAAAAATTAATGATTTTTCACTAAAAACAAACAAAAATGAATCAATTAAAAATCACAGGAAAGGTATTCAAGGTAATGCCTAAAGTAGTAAAAAGCGAGAAATTCACGTTTAGAAACCTATGGTTAACGCATGGTGATAAATATCCGCAAACAATCGAGATACAATTTGTCAACGAAAAGTGCGACTTATTGCACAATTTGAGGGAAGGAGATAATGTAACTATCGGAATTAACTTAGATGGTCGTATTTGGAACGGTCAGGATGGGCAAAAGGTGTTTAACACGATCAAAGGTTGGTCAATTGAAACGGCTGGACAAGCAAAGCCTGAAACGAATCAACCATATCAGGAGCGTATGATGGAAAATACAAGCCAAAAAATGGAGCGATTGAAAAGCCTTGAGCAGTTAACAAGAGAAGGAGACGATTTACCATTCTGATATGAAAGCAAATGATCTCATCAATATCAACGACAAAGTGCGCCAATTGATCAAAGCGCATTTACAAGCTAATAACATGACGTTAACGGCTTTTGCTAAGGCTACCGGAATACATCAGGCACAACTTTGGGTGTACATGAATGAAAAGCAAAAAGGACTTCATACATCAACACTTGAAAAAATTGGCAATTATTTAGCAAAAAAAGTTTAAATTGCATTATGATCATGCCACCAAGCAAAATGGAGATACGTAACTTACTCGCTGACTTCGCGAAAGATGATATGTATGTTGTTTTCACGCATGATTATGAGGATTACATTTTAACCGGTTTCAAAATTACAGGGGAAGGTTTGCGCCTTCCTTTGTTGTTAGATTTCCTTCGTGATAACTACATTCCTATACTATCAGTAAAAGCATCACCAGTGCCGCATGAGTGGTATGAAGATGAGTGGATTCTATGGTGGGATATACTCATAATGAAATACGGTAACGAAAATTGATTTATATTTGTCATAGTTTATGTTTAACGGTTAGGTTGGGGAGGCATCATTTGACATTCTATTCTTTTAAGCACCGCACAGTTAGCCTCCCCTTTTTTAACCAAAAACACGCATGATTATGAAAGAGAAATTGAAAGTTGCATTTGGAATTACATTACTACCAGTATTTGCGGCATTGTATTACATGGATAAGATAATACTACTGTTCTTGCCTCATTTACCACAAGAAAGCGTACAAAAATGGTTTGGATCGCAAAAAGAAATGGTAAGTAGTACAATAAGAGTTGTAGCCTTTTGGGGTGCAGTTGGTATTTACTATGTAATTACATGGATAATTGGAGTTCTTTAGCACATACGATAAGATTGAGCGCGTTTACAGCACGAATTACGATAAGTGTATCATAGGCTACTGTCAAAACACGCTAATACCTATCTATTCGGCTAATAAACTAATCAAAGTACTAAGGAAGGAAGAAGACTTGGAACACTACGATGCAATAGATTTCATCACTAACCACATGAGGCATGATGACGCGATTATCTGCATTGATTATGAATAAGTCAAGAACACGCATAATAGACCATTTACATAGGCAACAAAGACGCAAACAACGCGCAACGTGCCAAGTAAAAAAATGGATGTACGAAAACACGGCATTTGAAAGATTAAACCCACATGAGTAATGGCATACGATACTGAAAAACTATACAACCAAGCAATAAAAGCAATAGAGGAAAACAACCTATTCTTTATTGAGGATGTAATCGCGTTACTACCATGTGATAAGACAACCTTTTACAGACATTTCGATGTCAAAAGCAACGAATACAACACGCTAAAGGAAAAGATCGAGGCGAATAAGGTTACTGTTAAGTTAAAGATGCGTAAGAAGTGGTTAGATAGCGACAATGCAACCCTTCAAATGGGGTTGATGAAGTTGATCACAACTGATGAGGAACGCAAACGCCTTGCAACGTCATACATGGAAACCAAGCAAAAGCATGAGGTGGCTGATTTATCAGGACTATCCACAGACGAAATAATCAACCTACTCAACGAGGATGAGCAATGATCGGAAAGAAGCGGCAAAGGAATTACTCAGAATGGAGTTACGGCGGCGCGACTTTTATCGCTTTTGTCTTTATTATGACAATGATTTTTTTGGTTCGCGACCATTTCTTAAAGACATTGCACACGCTTTTCAAGAGGTTGAGGATAAGAAAATAAAGAGTCTAAGCGTATCACTACCGCCAAGAGCTGGTAAATCATACATCACATCACTATTTTGCGCCTGGACATTAGGCAAGAACCCTGATCAATCAGTGATGCGTAACGCGTGTACGGCTACTCTATTCCTTAAATTCAGTTACGATGTACGTGCTATACTAAAAGATGAGCGCTTTAAACGTGTATTCCCTGAAGTAAGCCTATCTGATGACAAAGCCAACCTACAAGGATGGAATACGAATAAGTCAAAGCAAGTAGGATACTTTGGTGCGGGAGTTGGTGGTACGATAATCGGATTTGGAGCGAGTAACGTAGCAATAACTGACGATTTGTATAGGGGTATTGAGGATGCGTTAAGCGATACGGTTAATGATCGGATCATACAATGGAAGGAATCAACGCATGATTCACGCTTTGAGACTGGATGCGCACGTATTGATATAGGCACACGTTGGTCAGTTAATGATGTAATAGGGCGCGGAATAAACGAAACCATATACGATAAGAGCATAATCGTACCGGCATTGGATGAACACGGTAACTCATTCTGCGAGGCTGTAATGACTACCGAGGAATACAAGCAAGTTCAAAAGCGCACAGCTAAAGAAATATGGTTGGCGGAATACCAGCAGCAACCTATCGACATTGAAGGAAGGTTATTCAGTGATTATAAGCGCATCAATCAAAGCGAATTCGAGCAGTTTATAAGCACCAACCAAGTTGAAGGAACACTGGCTTACATCGATGTCAGCGATACCGGAATGGACTACACTGCAATGGCTATCGCCGCAATAGTCAAGAACCAAACGTACATAGTTGATTACGTATTCAATCGCGACAACACCGATCTCACTATACCACAATGCGCGGCGCTACTCAACAAGTGGAACGTATCATATTGTAGGGTTGAATCCAACAACATGGGTGCAATGTTTGCGCGTAACCTTCAGAACCTAACCAAAACAAAGATCCTTCAGGTAGCCAACACCACAAACAAGATTACACGCATCATAATGCAGTCAGCGTTTATTAGTCAAAGGATGCAATTCGTACTGAAAGAGGAACAACAATGCCTCACATTCATTGAAAATATGCTGTCATTTAGCAAGGAAGGTAAGAACAAGCATGATGATGCACCCGATTGTTTGGCGGGGTTAAGTTTATTTT